GACCACATGCGCCGGCTTCCACTCGCGCAGCAGGTCCCGGAAGCCCGGCACGTCCATCCTCGGCCGCTTCGTGCCGTTCACCCACACCAAGTTCGCCGGCATGTCCCGCATCGCCACCAAGGCGCCGCGAGGGTCCATCAGGGCCAAGCCGCCATCGTGGCCGCTGTCCACCCCGACGATCATGGCTCACTCCGCTTCGCCGGGATCGGCTCGTAGATCACCCGCTTGCGCAGATTGAGCGCGGCCAAGATCGACGCCCCGGGTTCCTTCCGGGCGTTCAGCACGTCGCTCACGTATTGCGGGGACAAACCGACCTTGGCGGCCCATGCCGCCTGACCGCCGGCCGCAGCGCACGCGCTCCGCAAATCGGCGTATACGACTGAGAGGCTCATTCGGCTGCCACCGTGAACAGGTCCGCGGCGTTGCGCTCGGCGGCTTCCAGGGCGCGCGTGGCCTGCGACCAGTAGGACGGCTTCAACTCGATACCGAGGAACCGCCGACGCAGCCGGAGCGCGACCACGCCCTCGCTACCGATGCCCAAGAACGGGGAGAGGATGGCATCCCCGGGGTTGCTCCACATGATCGATGCGCGCTCGATCAGCGGAAGCTGGAGAGGGCAAAGGTGCTTCTCATCGGCGTCGTCCCGCGCCGCATCGAGGCTCACCGGGTCGCCGATCCACCGCGCCGCCGCGGCTTGATTGTTCAGCACGTCGGTTTGGCTGATATCGAACCAAACGGGGCTGGCCCACTTCTGCCACTGCGACACCGGGAACTCGGCCTTGTGGTGTCCCACTGGCTCGGCGTTCTCCCCCGGCTTGCGGAACAGCAGCAGATAGTCGGGCGTGCCCGGCCAAGAGCACGTGCTGTCCTTGAGAATCTGCTTGTGCAGCAGGTTCAGAGCCTTGGTCCGGGTCATCTCCACCACCGGATCGCGCCAGATCGTGATGCGCCGAAGGAACTGCCAGCCCGCCGCCATGTGCGCCGCGACGATGTTGTCGGAGAAGGGCTTGGTCCCGCTGTAGCCGTCCTTCCACTTCCGCGTCGGCAGGTCGGAGCAGTGCACCGCCGTCAGCCGGCCCGGCTTCGTCACCCGCAGCTTTTCGCGGATGATGAACATGTAGTGGCGGAAGAACTCTTCATCCGACGCACTATTTCCGAGATCGTTGGCACTCTCCGAATAGATGAACAGGTCGCCGAACGGCGGACTATATATGGAAAAGTCCACCGTTTCGTCTGGCAACTGCGGCAGCACGGCGCAGCTATCGCCGTTGAAAGCCGACCAGTTGCGCCCGTGCGCAGCGTTCAAGCAGAGGATTTGCTGCGTCATAGCCACCCCAGCTTTGTTTCGGCTGAACGGTCTGCATCCCAGACAAACCACGCGAACGCCAGCATGCCGCCGGCACTCCCGCCCTCGTCGCCAGACGGCATCGGCAGTCGTCGGGAAAACACCCACACGCGCGCGGGGCGCCTTTCGGCAAACAGCCTCTTGCGCTCCAAGCCTTCGAGAAACCGCAACTGAACCAGCATGGCCACTTTCGCCGGCGCCAGTCGGAGCGCGTGCCTAACGAACTCCACGCCGAGTTTGAAAGGCGGGTTCGTTACAATATTCGGCGCGCGCGCAGCTTGCTCAAAAAGGAAATCTACGGGCGTTAAGCCGAAGCCGCGGTCAACAAGATCGGTGCCAACCGTCTCGTATCCGGCCGCATTCAGCACCTTGCAAATTGCCCCGTTCCCGCAAGCCGGCTCCCATATCGCCCCCTCGAATCTCTCGACGCTCAAAAGCGCCTCGGTCCCCTCCGGGGGCGTCGGGTAGAAGTCGTCCCGCTGCCGAACCCCCAGCGGCGCGGCGCCATTTAGCCTCTGCGCAACCGTGCTCATGCGCGCACCATCCATGCCGGCAGCCTCGTTTCATGCTTGGGGAGGTAGGGGACCTTGGTTTGCACTTCGGTAGCTCGGGAGCGCCGCATGGCGTCGGCCATGGCGCGCTTCATCTTCGCGTGGTCGCCGGCCTTGCGATCCACGATCCGGCCAATTTGCTCTTCGCCCTCGGCGACGACGATGTGGACATGCACCGGCCGGGTCTGGCCGAACCGCCAGCAGCGGCGCACGGCCTGATACCATTGCTCATACGAGAAGGTCCGGCCGATGAACGCGACCCGGGCGCAGACCTGGAAATTGACCCCAAAGCCGCAGATCGCTGGCTTGCTGATCAGCCTCTTCGCCTGCCCGCGCATGAACGCGCCGAGGGTTTGTTCCTTGTGCTCCGGCGTGTGCGAGCCTCGCACTTCTACCGCGCCCGGAACGGCAGCCATCAGGGCATCCGCCTCGGCGTCGCTATCGCACCACAGCAGCCACGGCTCGCTCGGCTCGGCTTCGACCAGCCCGCGCACGATATCCGCCCGGGTGCCGGCGGTGCGCCGCTTGGTGGCGTGCATCGTGGTCGCGCTCAGGTCCGCACCGAACAGCGTCCCGTCCTGCGGCTTGTGCTCGGCTTGGACGTGGTGCCGGAACTGCTGCATGGGCGGCAGGACGTGGCGCGAGCCGTCGAACCCTAGATCCTCGGGGCTATCGGCGCACACCGCCCAAGATGCCACCCAATCCCAGAAATCCGCCTCCGCGTGGCGCTTCAGGCGCCAGGTCTGCGAAGCCGTCGAGGTGTCGTTCTTGAACCAGCGCGACAGCATTTCATTAGACTGCATCACGCCCAGGAACTCAGCGTGCGTGCCCAGCTCCATGTGGTCGTTCGGGGCCGGCGTCGCGGTGCAGGCCAGTCGAAACCGCACACCGTCAAAAGCGCGGATCAGTGCCCGCGTGGTCGCCCCCGACAGGTTCTTGATGATGCTGGACTCATCCAGGCTGACCGCGCCGAAAGCTTCCGCGTCGAGCGCGTCCAGCCGATCGTAGTTGCACACGTTGATGCCGGGGCCGACCTCGGCCGCGCCGCGCACCACCCGCACGTCATAGCCCAGCCCTTGGCCTTCCTCGGCGATCTGCCAGCCCACCGCGAGGGGGGCGAGGATCAGGGAGCAACCGTTGCTCGCCCCGGCAGCCTGCCGCGACCACTCCAACTGAATGCGCGTCTTCCCCAGCCCAGTGCCGAGGAAGATCGCGGCCCGGCCGCGGCGCAGCGCGAACCGCGCACAATGGGCCTGATAGTCGAACAGGTGCGCCGGGATCGGTCCCGGCTCGATGCCCACGACACGGGGGCGCGGGGCCTTGGCGGCGAGGAACGCAGCGTAGTCGGGCGACAGGTCCATCAGTAGCCACCCGCGCTCTTGGCGCAGTTCACCCGGCCGCCGTAGAAGCACACATAGGCTCGCCCATCGGGCGGGTCGCCGTCCGACGTGGTTTCGCTCCACACCTTCTCGGTGATCGGCATCCACGTATCCGGGGCGCCGGGGCCGTATTCCTCTTTGCCGATCCAGGCCCAGCGGGAGCCGTCCGCGTCCAGCCGCATCGCGGTGCGCCTGCAATCCGCGGTTCCGCAGCAAAGCGTCCCTTCCGGGGTGCGGAGCGTCTGAATCCACTTCGCGATTGCCGAGTTCGGGTCAGCCCCCGGCGGCGGTGCTGCCAGTGCCGGGCCAGCGATCAGAAGGGCCAGGAGGGCGGGGCGGATCACCTTCATGCCGCCCTCCGCAGCCCGTGCGGGATGAACACCGCCGGCCGGATACTCGTCTCGAAGCAGATCGCGTGATGCCCGGCGCAGTAGTTCGGGCCGGCCTTCGGCGCATCGCAGCGGGGATGGAACCCGCGAGGCCCCGGCCGTCCGTTCCACATCGGATAGACGCAGCCCTTGCCATCCGGGGCCGGCGACAGGTAGGCGCCTGGCATGATGGCCGGCAGCGGGTCGTTCTCTGGCGCAAGCACGACGGGGCGCGCGCTGATTGTGGTCTTCCCGCGGCGCCGGCGATGCTCCCTTGCCTTGGGCGTGTCGGATACGATCTTCGGCCGCTTCGGCTGCATCGCATCGATGATGCGCCGCGCCTGGTTCGGGCTGATCCCGACCTCGGCGGCGATCTTTCCGATCGACAAGGCGGTTGTCAGCGCGAGTTCGACCGTCCGGGATTTCTGCTCGGGCGCGTAGAGCGGCGCCCCTCCGCGGCCAGCCTTCGGCGGCTTCGGTTTCGGCGTGCGGCCCCGCGCTCCCTTCGCCGCCAGCCCCCAGCGGCGCAGCAGTTGCATGCGCTGCTCGATCGCGACGATGGTCCGGTGCGGCACATGCGAGGCAGCACCCTTCCCGGTCACGCCCTCGGCGCTCAGCCGGCACAGCAGCGCGTCCTCCTCCGCCGTCCAGTCGCCCTTGCGCCGCGGGATGGACGGATCATGCCGCGCCGCGATGACGCGCGCTTTCGCGCATGACGGCGAGCACGACCGCTTTCCCTGGCTCGGACGCGCGTCGAACGGTGCGCCGCATTGGATGCAGGCGAACGTGGCCATTACGGATTGCCTCCGATGCCGCGGACTTTGGCCGCAGCGATACTCCCCTTCGCTACCGCCACAGGATCGCCCTGACGCCCCACCGCTTCGCCCGGTTGCGCCACACATTCGCCCGCCGCTGGCAAAAGGCTTGCAGCAGAAGCGCCAGATACGACCTCACTCATCGCTCCAATTCCGTTCGAGTTGTTCGATTTCCGCGAGCAGCCGCGCCTTGCGGGTGGCGAGCCATTGTCGGTGCCAACGGCGCAGCGCGTCGGCCTCTACGGCGGAGACGGTGGCCCGCTCGCCATACCAAAGGGCTTTCACGCGCCTGAACCCGAACCCGGTTGCCCGGGCCGCCCGGCCGATGGCTGCCTTCGTGCTGTCTCCCGGCGCCCATGGCTCAGCGGCCCGGCGCACGATGGTCTGCATTTCGTCCGTGATCGCGACCACATTATCCATGTTCGCGTCCTGATTTTCCGACATCCCGGATCGCTCCTGCATCATGTTCCTGTGCAGCAGCGGAGACGGGCATGGAGGCGCAGACACAGACAGGCAGGCCGACAGGGGAAGACACGGCGCGCTCGCGGGTGCTGGACACACCGGCAGGCGCAAGCAGCTTCGCGGACGCGCTATGCGCCGCGCAGTTGGTAGCGACCAAAGAGCAGACTGAGGCGATACGTGCGCTCACGGCGCTGATCGCCAGAGCGATGGGATACGGCGACGGAGCGGCGGATTGGCCGCGCCCGGCCGCGCGCCGAGCATGAAGCCGCACAGGACGAAGAAGGCGCGGCGGGTCACGGCTGATCGGCCTTCCGGCGTCGCTGCGGCCGCGCGCCAACCCACAGCACCACGAGGGCGCAGAACACCATCCCGCCGTAGATGGCCCAGTCCATCATGCGCCGAACCACCACTTGCCCAGCGCCAGCGCCACGATCCACAGATCGAGCGCCACCAGCATCCAAAACGGCTGCGGGATCGCGGGGCCGTAGTGTTCGGCGGGACTCACGCCGCCGCTCCCGGTGCCGCCGTGTCATTGACCGGCCAGTGGTCCGGTGTTCCGTCCCGATCGCGCGGGGGCGGGCGATGCGGCATCGGCAACCCAGCGCGCCCCGCATCCACGGATAGCAGCCACCAGCACTTCCGGGGCGCGGGGAATGTAGAAGTCCCCTCAGAGGCAGATGGCACTATGGTGCAGCGATTCATGCCGCCTCCTTGTCCGGCGCTTCCCACAGGTCGGGGCGAAGCTCGTGGCGCGGGATGCCGGTGGCCTGCTCGACCGCCTTCGCGTGCTCGGCAGGCACCCGCTTCCATGCCCACACGGACGAGTGCTTGAGCCCAACAGCCCGGGCGAGCTTCACCAGACCACCGCCCGACGCGATCACGTGCTTCATGTCCATGCCGCATAGGTAGAACCATTCTACATTCCCCGTCAACGGAAAATGTAGGGCCATTCAACCCCGGCCGGCGCGCGGACTGCGATGATCTGGCAATGAGCGACCAACAATCCATCGGCACGCGTGTGCGGGCGCTCCGGAAGCAGCGGGACGAAACCCAGGCCGTCGTGGCCGAGGCTATCGGAATCGAGCGCGCGACCTTGACCGGGATCGAGCGCGGCAGCGCCGCGCCCGGCCGGATGACGCTGTTCGCGCTGGCTACCTACTTCAACGTGTCAGCCGACTGGCTTGCTACCGGGGAGGGGTGCCAGACGATGTCCGGCGCGGATCAGGCGCAGCGTTTCATCAACGATCCTGACGAGCTCGCTTGGATGCGACTGTATGACGGGCTTGAGACCGAAGATCGCCCGCGCGCGGCTGCGGTGATCCTCGCGGCGTTTCGGGTCCGGGCGCGCGATGACGCGGCGTAATTCGATGACCTCTCCCATAGCCCCTCCGTTCACTATCCGTTCTCTCAATCTTGTCGGGAAATTTTCCCCATGTCGAGTCAGAAAATAGGATTGGCGTCGTTAATTTGCGTTATCGCTGCCGGGTGCGCATCCACGCCGCCGCAGCCCTCGCTTGCCGATAAATTAGCGCACGAGTCCGCCGTCGCCGAAATGGGCCGCGAATGCCTGAAGCGGAATATCGATGCCGAATATGGCAAACGCGACCCGACAACCTTCCCAGCCCGCTTGTCTCCATCCTTCATTGCAGAACTTCTGCCGCGCTGTGTTCTGGATTTCACGATCATGCCAACCTATCGGCAACGCACCTACGAGGTCATGGCGGAGGGCTACAACACGACGGGGCAAACCACGGCGCTGGCCCCGTATGCGGCCATAAAGCAGCGCGAATCCGATGCTCGAAAGGCTGCCGACAAGGCAGAATTAGAGCGCACCGAACCGCCTCTGCTGCGAGCCTACGGGCTTTGCGTCCGGGGCAACGCCGCGCGCCTGGCAC